TCGGCAATTTCTAAAGCTTTCTTATAACTATTTGCTTTTACAACTGTTTTCATATCTGCATATAATATTTTTGTTGCTTTAAATGTATATTTTTTCATTATTTTATCCTTTCTATTTTACAATTATCTAATTGCCATGTGTAACCAACAAAAGAATAGTTTTCTTCATCATTGAACTTTTTGAAAACCTCATCCAAAGATTTTGCTTTGTCATATGCTTTAGTTGGTACCAAAGTACACCAATTAAACATTGAATTATTAACTAATTCATCTTTCTCAACATCAAATAAATTAGTTCCTTCATACTCTGTTCTCAATGTCTTTTCCGTGTGAACTTGCACTATGTCGCCATCATTCCAAGTGCAAAGATACATTTTTTCATCATTGTCGTTTGCTATTGTTATTGATTTATCCATTTTCTTTCTTCCTTTCTATTTGTTTATTTCTTCTTCTGACCAAGTCCAACCCATAGACACATCAAAAGCTTTGATTGTTTTACCGTTCACATTAAATTCAGATCTTTCAAGTGTAATTATCTCATCTTCGTTAAAATCTTTAATAGATATATTTTCATCATCAATAATTTTAAAGATTGATGTAGGTTCACAATCCAAAGTTTTTTTCTGAATTTGATTAAACTTTTTAATTTGGTCAAGTTCAACCATAGGAATTGACCAACCGTTCCACTTGTGATTGGTTACATATCCCTCGATATAATGTTCAATTTCATTATTGTCTGAAATCCAATGATCATGAAATAATTTTACCTTTTTCCATTCCATTGGCATATCGTTGGTGAATTTAATTTTTTCACTAACAACATCATCAATAAACTTTCCATTGTCTATATCTATAGATTTAACAAATCCCCCACCTTGAGGACATATTGAGATTTTATTGTCTTTAAATTCTGTAATTTCCATATAATTTTTATTATCTGAATTACAGATATATTTGTTATTTTTTATTAACTCTTTTATATTCATCTTATCTTCTCCTTTTTGTTTCTGATCTCATCAGTTGAGGATTAACCTCAAGACCCCCTTGAGGGGGTTTCGATCTATTTGATGTATTCATTCATTACTTTAAAAGTTGAACTTGATTTTAGAGTTTTAAATTGATTTACATTGATTTTATTCCAATCAAGTTTGATATCACTCATAAGACAATCACAAAAATATTGATAGTTTGTTCCCCTTATTAAAAGAGATACTTTCTTTAAATGTTTTGTTAATTGTTTTTTAGAAAAAAACCCATACCAATTATCATCCTCATAATGAAATTGACCCCAAGTCTTTTTGATCAAAAAATTTGCATATCTTCTTATTTGTTTTTTTGTCATTATTATTCTCCTTTCTTTTATAACCATTCATGTTTCAAATAGTAACCATCATCCCAAATTTTACGACATAAAGAATAAACTGCATGAAAACCCATATCCATGTTTCCAAAAGATTGTCTTATTGAATATGCATTATTCTCATCAAGTTTATGATCAAATATTTTTGAATAATGATATGTGCATTGATAAGGTCTATTATCTTTAATGTATCTTAATTGAATATAAGTCGTTCCACTTGGTGTTGACTTAATCAATTGAGTGTAAATAGTATCACCTTTGTTAAATGTTCTCTTCATGTGTTCAATCGCACAATCAAAATCCAATTTCTTTTTTGCTTTGTTTGTTGCTTTTGTAATCGTCCACTTTTTTGATAAGTCAAGATGGTTTGTTATCCAATGTCTTGCATCTGAAGTATTAGAAAAATCTTTTTCAAAATGATCTCTAATATCTTTGTTGTTAGTTATTAAGTATGTCATTGATTTACTTTCTGTTAGTTTGTTTTTTATATTATTCATATCAAGGAGATTATAGGATAATAAAGAGTAATCAAGTCAATAATTGAATAATTTTCTATAGCTCTTGAAATTACTACATATAGTAGGTCCACAATTCCAGGCACAAGATATTGTGTTTTCAACTTGAAATTGTAGAGCTTTGAATGTAAGTGTTACTTTAAATAATAATGAAAAATGAAAGTAAATTTTATCACGAAATCAAAAAGAATTTATCTCAAATTAGTTGGATTAGACTTGAAAATTCTGTCCTTCTTGGGGTTGCTGATCTATTGGGGTATAATGTTAATTGCACCTTTTTCACAGTAGAGTTGAAAGTTGCAAGAGGTAACAAGGTTACGTTCTCACCTCATCAAATCGCCTTTCATTTTAAACATCCGAAGAATACTTTCATCCTAGTTAAAGGGCAAAGTCAGAGGTCGCCGAAACTTTTTGAGGGTTCCAAGATCCATGAACTTTTAAACGTGGGTTTTAAATCAAGGGCATTGGCTCAAGGATACGAAGATATTAAAAAGGTTCTTGGTTCGTTGTAGATGTTCCGATTACTATTGATAACTTTTCTTATCACTAGTAATAAATCAAGGTTCTTGATCCGTGTTTCTTGGTCAATGGATCCTAAACAAAAGCCAAAAACCAAAGAACACGGAACACCGACCCCCCTAAAAAATTAAAAGGGATCCTATGACTAGGTGCTAGGTGCAAGAGTTAGACTGTTAATGTTGGTAAAAACGTTTTGATTAGGTATAGTGACCTCAAAAAAAATTTTAAAAATTTTTAAATGAATTTGGATAAAGTAGACATAAGTAAATTACCTTCTGATATAAGAAGACAGTTCTTGCAGCTAAAAGTAATGCATGCTGAAAAAAAGATACAGAATAAGGCTAAAGATGACTTCTTATCTTTTGTAAAATGCGTGTGGCCTGATTTTATTGAAGGCTCACACCATAGACATATTGCAGAAAAATTTAATAAATTAGCAAACGGTGAAATAAATCGTTTGATAATCAACATGCCACCTAGACATACCAAGTCGGAGTTTGCCTCATACTTACTTCCTGCTTGGATGGTGGGCCGTGAGCCGAAGCTCAAGATTATTCAAGCAACACACACGGGAGAATTAGCAATAAGGTTTGGTCGTAAAGCAAAAAATTTAATTGATAGTGAAGACTACACAAAAATTTTTGAAACAAGATTACAAGAAGACAGCAAAGCCGCTGGTAGGTGGGAAACGGCACAAGGCGGAGAATACTTTGCAGCTGGAGTAGGCGGTGCTATCACTGGCCGGGGTGCCGACCTTTTAATAATTGATGATCCTCATTCAGAGCAAGATGCAATGTCCAAGACTGCATTAGAGTCAGCCTATGAATGGTATACATCTGGTCCTCGTCAACGTCTTCAACCTGGTGGTAAGATAGTTGTGGTTATGACACGTTGGTCTACGAAAGATCTAACAGGTATGCTTGTTAAAAATCAAACAGAGGCTAAAGCTGATCAGTGGCACGTGGTCGAGTTTCCAGCAATCATGGATCAAGGAACAGAAAAAGCAAAACCCGTATGGCCACAATATTGGAAGTTAGATGAGTTGGAGAAAGTACAAGCGACACTACCCGTTGCTAAATGGAATGCACAGTGGATGCAGCAACCAACTAGTGAAGAAGGTGCAATTCTTAAACGTGAGTGGTGGAGAACTTATACTAGGGATTATATCCCACAGTTATCACATGTAATACAATCTTATGATACTGCGTTTCTTAAAAAAGAAACTGCAGATTATTCAGCTATCACCACTTGGGGCGTATTTTATCCCAGTGAGGATGAAGGGGCTAACCTTATTCTTCTCGATGCTATCAAAGGCAGATACGAGTTCCCTGAGTTACGTAGGTTGGCCCTTGAACAATATGAGTATTGGAAACCTGAAACAGTTATCGTTGAAGCAAAAGCGAGTGGACTACCTCTTACTTATGAGCTCAGAAAGATGGATATCCCTGTTGTCAACTTCACACCGTCTAAAGGAAATGATAAGCATGCACGTGTAAATGCAGTTGCACCTTTGTTCGAAAGTGGTATGATATGGGCTCCTGAACAAAAGTTTGCAGAAGAAGTCATTGAGGAGTGTGCAGCTTTTCCGTTCGGCGATCATGATGACTTAGTGGATAGTACTACACAAGCGATCATGCGTTTTAGACAAGGTGGTCTAATAGATCATCCAGAAGACTATGTGGATGAAGTAAAAGAAAAACGTAAAAGGATTTATTATTAATGTCTGCATTATCTGATGACTATACAAAAAAATTTAGCTCTGAGAAAAAAGCTATCTTTAATAAAAGGTTTAGTGATGACTACGATCCTAATATGTCTGAACGTTCTAATATTATAAGAATACTTGAAGAGATGAGAGAACTTAAGTTAGCAGAGGGTGGACGTATTGGTTTGAAAGATGGTTTGGGTTCATTTACAACAAATGATCCTACAGAAGCTTTTAAAGAAGTTATTAATAGAATTATAAATAAAAACGTTAAAGGTACAACTTTACCGATTAGTGATAATATATCCCTGAACCTTGGACCTAAGATAGATGAGGTTGAACTAGGTGGTATTTTAGAAGTGCTTGGAGGAGAGTTAAGTTTTGGTGGTGGTTTAAAGGGGGACGACAAAGGGATAGGTTTTAGTTTTAAAAAAGAATTTAACAAAGGTGGACGTGTTGCTTATCAAGACGGTACACCTGAAAGAAAAGACTATGAGACTCCAGTCACTGATGTAATCAAATCAGTGAATGAAACATCTAAAGATTATATAATGGATGGTATGGAAGCATTCGATAAGTATACAGGAGTAGATCAAATAACTTCTTCTAATTTTCCAGGATCCTTTGACGATGCATCAGGAGATCCGTCAAATTTTAGACACCAAGCAGCAGCAAACGCTTTAGCTAAAGCTTTAGGAAAGGGTCAGTATACAGATCCTATAATGGGACCTATTAGTTATTTATCGGGTGCTTTAGGTTCTTCAGGATTAGGAGCAATAAAAGAAATTGGTGATCTTGCAGTAGGGCTGTACGATAATCCAAAAAATTATAAAGATGTTTTTGGTGAATTTGTAAAAGACAATCTTAGTAACATTAAAGGAGCATTTGCAAAAGACAAAACTAGTGAAGAGTTATACGCTGAGCTAATGAAAGATTATGTACCAATTAATCGTTTTGATATGTTGCCTATATCATCAAGACAAATGTTTCTAAAACAAAAACAACTTCAAGATGATAAAACAAAAGACAAAATAATTACTCCCATTAAAAAACCAACTAAAAAAGTAACAGGAACCACGAAACCTAAAACAGGTGGTGGTGGCGGTGGTGATGGCACGTTTGGAGTAGGTAGTGATGGTAAGAAATCTTTTGATTCAGGACAAGGATTTGGTATTAACGCAACAACTGGTGGTCCAGTAAGTAATAAAACAGGTAGGGGAAGAACAGATTATACTTTAGGTGGACTAGCTAGAATGTTAGGCGAATAATGAAAAAGTTAACAACTACAATACCACCATTACGTGGACCCAACCCACAGGGGTTGAATATTACCTATAATACTGTTAAGACAATAAAACTGGAGAAATTAAATGGCAGAAATGGACAAAGGTCTTCCGAACACTCGGACGAAACTAGAAGTTCCTTCACAAGAGGAAATAGAAGAAGTTAGCGTTCAAGAACCAGAAGATGATAAAGGACCGATAGAAGTTATACCCGAAGAAGACGGTGGCGTAACATTAGACTTTGAACCAGGTGCAATCAATGTACCAGGAACCGAGAATCATTTTGATAATTTAGCGGACATTTTACCCGATGATATTTTAAATCCAATTGGATCTGAAATGGTTAGTAACTATTTAGATTACAAATCTTCTAGAAAAGATTGGGAACAATCTTACACACAAGGTTTAGATTTATTAGGTTTTAAATATGAGAATAGAACAGAACCGTTTCAAGGAGCAAGTGGTGCAACACACCCAGTGCTCGCTGAAGCAGTTACTCAGTTTCAAGCACAAGCTTATAAAGAATTATTACCAAGTGATGGACCTGTAAGAACACAGATCATAGGAGTTAAAAACCAACAAACAGAATCACAATCACAACGTGTCAAAGATTACATGAACTATTTAATCATGGATCAGATGAAAGAATACGAAGAAGAGTTTGATGCAATGTTATTTCATCTACCACTTGCGGGTTCTACGTTTAAAAAAATTTACTATGATGTATCGTTAGGTAGAGTAGTTTCAAAATTTGTACCAGCCGATGAATTAGTAGTACCATATACTGCAACGTCAATTGATGATGCAGAAGCAGTTATACACGTTGTTAAAATGTCGGAAAATGAATTACGAAAACAACAAGTAAATGGTTTTTATGTAGACGTTGAATTAGCACCACCAAGTAATGTTGAACAAAACTCGGTTGAGAAAAAAGAAAAAGAATTAGATGGGACTAAAAAAACTGGTAAACAAGAAACGATATATACTTTGCTTGAGTGTCATGTAAACTTAGACTTAGAAGGTTTTGAAGATCAAGGACAAGAAGGACCTACAGGAATTAAATTACCATACATTGTAACTGTTGAAGAAGGCAGTAGAACAATTCTTGCGATAAGAAGAAATTATGCGCCCACAGATCTAAAGAAAAATAAAATCCAATATTTTGTTCATTTTAAATTTCTTCCAGGTTTAGGATTTTATGGCTTTGGGTTAATTCATATGATTGGCGGATTGAGTAGAACTGCAACAGCTGCTCTCCGTCAATTATTGGATGCAGGTACATTATCTAATTTACCAGCAGGATTTAAACAAAGAGGTGTTAGAGTTAGAGACGAAGCATCCCCTATACAACCAGGTGAGTTTAAAGATGTTGATGCACCAGGTGGATCTTTACGTGATGCATTCTTTCCATTACCTTACAAGGAACCTTCTCAGACATTATTATCATTAATGGGAATTGTAGTTGGTGCAGGTCAAAGATTTGCAGCCATTGCTGATATGCAAGTTGGAGATGGAAATCAAGGTGCAGCCGTTGGTACAACTATTGCTCTTCTTGAACGTGGTTCACGTGTGATGTCTGCTATTCATAAAAGATTATACGCTGCAATGAAAAAAGAATTTAAATTTTTAGGAACTATTATTGCTCAATACTTACCACCTGAATATCCATACGACGTGGTTGGTGGTGCAAGAACAATTAAGCAAATAGATTTTGATGATAGAATTGATATCATCCCTGTTGCAGATCCTAATATATTTTCTCAGTCACAAAGAATTAGTTTGGCACAAACACAATTACAATTGGCTCAATCAAATCCACAGATACACAATTTGTATGCAGCCTATAGAAAAATGTACGAAGCAATTGGAATAAAAGATGTTAATCAA